GGTAGGGCAAAAGCTGAAATAGCTTGGAAAAAACATAAGCCTAATATTGACAATGTTGTTAACACTTTAACATGGCAGAAAAATAGTAAACAATGGTACAAGCAAGATGGAGATTTTATACCTAACCCTGCAACATACATTAACCAACATAGATGGAAAGATGAACCAACAGAGGAGGTTACGTTTTGATTAACGAGGATAAAAAAACTTTTGCAGAAATGCTAAACACTATGTTTGATATTTACGGAAGAAAAAATGCTGACCAAAATCTTATGAGAGTATGGTGGAATAAGTTATGCAAATATGATTTGCAAGTTGTGAGCAGCTCTTTTGATACTTACACTAGCAACTCTAATAAATGCCCAACACCTTACGACATAATTATTCTTTGCAGAAGCCATGTTGAGGCTAAAAAACAAGCTTTACCTAAACCAAAGGTTAGTCCTATTAACAAAGAAAAGTTAAAAAAAGAAATGAAAGACCTTGCAAGTAAGTTGGGGTGGAAATAATGATTACTTACACATTAGATAAAAACAATATGAATGGATTGATTGAAAAGCTACAGCAGTTAGACAAAGAATCTTTATGGACCGTAACTGTAAAACCATATAAATCTACTAGGTCGCTAGACCAGAACGAGTATTACTGGAAGCTGGTAACTGAACTTGCAGACTATTTTGGTTTAAAATCTAAAGATGAGATGCACGAAGTGTTATTATATAAACTGCTATCGGAAGAAAAACAAATTAAAAATTTAAAAGTAATGACTATTGGAAGTACAACAAAATTAAATGTAAAACAATTTAACGAGTATCTGGAACAGGTTAAAGAGTTTGCAAGAGGGTATGGGTTTAAATTAAATGAAGAACAAGGAGAAAAATAATGAAAAAAGTTTATGATATATGGGTTGATTTAAGTAAAGAGTTAATAACGGTAAAAGCAGAAAACTTAACAGAAGCTTTACAAGAAACAAAAAAAGAATTAAATAAAATAATTGATAGCATTAGTGAAAAAAACCTCAAGAAAGAAATAGATACCGACAGGGGCTTGTATTATTATCAATTTAAAGAGAAAAAAGAAAATACATATGACGAAACAGATATTGTCATATATGACAGTTTAGATTATTCATATGTGGATGGTAAAAAATATGGTAACTTTTCAGGCTATGATTTGTTTAATTGGGAGAGCCCTGAATTAGAACATCTTGTAACTCATGGTGTTTGTTGGTGTTGTGACCACATATTTCCTAAAAAAGATTTAAATGATTGTTGGGATACAAAAGATAATATTTTAGAAAGTAAATGTAAAGAAAAAGGTTTGCATTACGAGTATATTGAAGATTTCCCTTCTATTTGTAATAAGTGTATTACTGATGAAGCATATATGGTTGAATACAACAGGGTTAAAGAAATTTATGAAGAAGTCTAAAACTAAAGACGAAAAACAATGGCTAAATAAATTGGCAGAGTCTGGTTGCTGCATTTGTCGCAGATATCACGATGTAACGGATGCACCTCCATGCAACATACATCACATTAGGGAGGGACTTGGCATATCGCAACGCAATAATTCGTATATGTGCCTGCCTCTATGCCACCACCATCATCAGGGAAAAGATGGTTTTCATACAAGCCCAAAACAGTGGATAGAAAAGTACGGCAAAGAAAGTGAAATGCTAGAATGGGTATTAGATAATTTATAAACAAAGGAGATATTATGAAAAAAACATTATTAATTGCATTGTTTTATGTGCCAATAGCTTTAGCTGAGTCAGTAAATTACTTCAGTCCTGATGATGGTCAATTGACCATTGTAGATAATGCACAAGAAGTTAGGGTGATTGTAGACCAAAACGGCTCACAAGGGTTAGAGATAACTCCAAGTACAGAAGGTCAAACATTTGTTTATGGTGATGAACTAACGGTTATTGAAACAACACCACTAGGAATCATTAGTTACTAGGAGTAAATTATGATAGCTGAGTTTGTATTAGTAGTAAGTGTTACCGCACCAATAGAGCATTTTAAATACATTGGTCATTTTACTAGCTGCAACAAAGCACAAATTTATGTTGAGCTAAACATTCCAGATGCTAAATCAACAAGGTGTTTGCTAGAAGATTACATTTACTTACCAGAGGATTTAAAGAAACGCACAATTAACATTCACAACAAATGTAAAATAGAGAGGACTTGCAATGGGGAAAGGTAGCGGTAGACGACCAACTGATGAAAAAAAGTTTGAAGATAACTTTGATAGAATATTTAACAACAAAAAGGATAAAGATGGCAAAGACAAGCCCAACCCAACGGACACTAGCTCGCCTAAAAAGTGAGGACTATGATTTGGTAGCTATTACCGAACGCTGGAATCCATTTGCCAAGATACGCCAAGACCTTTATGGGATTATAGACATATTAGCTATTAAGGATAAAGACACTATAGCCCTTCAGGTAACAAGCTATAGCAACATTGGTGCTAGGGTAAAGAAGATAACTGAAAGTCCTGCCTTGCCCTTCCTACGAGCTGCTGGGTGGACTATATTGGTAGAAGGATGGAAGAAGGAAAAGAACGGCAGATATACCTCCAAAATTGTTGACTTATCTTAATTTAAAATAATTTGTAAAAAGACTTGCATTTAATATAAAAGAGCGTAATATTGTTTATGTAGTGATTAATAAACAAAGGAGATTTAAATGATTATACATAAAATAGCAAACGAACACGTAAAAGATTATCATAGCCACTTAATAGGTAAATTAGATATGGATGCTGTTCTTTCAAAAAAAGAAAGTCAATTAATAGAAAACGCAACTTATGAAATTTTACATAATGATGAAAATTGGGAAGCAGACTTTGAGCTTAAAGCTGATAGATTAAACGACCAGGAGGTGGCGTAAGCCACCCCCACAAAGGAGAAATAACATGAGAACAGAATTTTGGACAGATGTTGGGTGCGACAAAAACGAAAATGACATTGCTGTTGTAGTTGAATACGAATCAGAGTATGAAAGAGCAGAACCAGATGTTGGGTTATCTGCTGGGTATGTTGTGTACATCTGCAACGCAGTTGTTGAAGAAACAGGCAAGCCATATCATTACAACCATTACGAACAAGAAAAATGGCAAGAAAAAATTGCTAACAATTTGAACAATTAGCCTTGCTTTTTGTTGTAAATTTTGGTATACTCCGAGTGTTGGGATAATTTCGCCCTGAAGTTGTCCTGACTCCTTTGTAACCCCACTTTAATCGGTGGGGTTTTTTATTTTATAGGAAATCATATGTGGTCATGGCATTTATTTTTAGGCTGTCAGTTTGGAGTTGAATGGTATGAAGCTGATAAATCCCTTGCTAATTCGTCTGTTGGTAAATTTAGCTACTTTATTATTGACATAGGATGCGTAAGAATACAAAGGGCTGAAAGAATTGAATCACAATGATAATAATGAAAAAGCCAATGAAGAAAAGACCAATGAAGAAAAACAAGAGGACTTACGCAGGTGGTTTGAAGCTCAACAGGATTGTGTGTAATGGGTGACAGATACACAACGATTCCTTTTTACGACCAATACCCTAACAGAGGCTTTGGTGAGCTTGGATTAAACCCTGAAGATTTAGCAATGGCAGGAAACTTTACTAACCAAGCATCACTACCAAACAATGGTTTATTATCTACTACACTAGGTGCAAGCTATCAGCCTACTGCTGAAAACACAATCAACCCTAGAGCAGCTATAGAGTATCAAGACCCATCAGGCTTAAACATAAACGCCTTAATGGATGAGTACAGAAAAACAGCAGGTGCAGAATACGGACCAGCTTATGCTAACATCACACAGACAGATAATGATTTAATTAAACAACTGGGCTTACAAGGGCAGAACTTTGGTGCTAATATTACTGATAGCAATCAGGGAGCTGAATTTGGATTAAACGCTTTGCTTAATATGTTTGGCGGTCAAGCAAGTGCAGCAGCATATAAGAACCCAGAAGATAAAGGATTAATGTTTAATTTTACTAAAAGCTTTTAATTAACTACGGAGCAATGACCTCGCAAGAGAGTTGCTAAATATGAAAATAGAACAAAGATTAATAAGTGAACTCATACCTTATGCTAACAATGCAAGAACGCATAACGCAGAGCAAATCACACAAATAGCATCTAGCATAAAAGAGTTTGGATTTAACAACCCTATTCTTATAGATAAAGACAACGGCATTATAGCTGGGCATGGAAGACTAGAAGCTGCTAAAAAGCTAGGATTAACAGAAGCACCAACTATTAGACTAGAGCATTTAACTGACTCTCAACGCAAAGCGTATATATTAGCTGACAACAGAATAGCTATTAACAGCGGATGGGATACGGAATTATTATCACTGGAACTAAAAGACCTAGACGCAGATTTTGATTTAGAAATGCTAGGCTTTGACCCTAAAGAACTTGCAGCACTACTAAACCCAGAACAAATAGAAGGCTTAACAGATGAAGATGCTGTACCAGAGCTTCCTGATGAACCCACAACAAAGCTAGGGGATATATACCAACTAGGCAACCATAGGTTAATGTGTGGCGATAGCACAAGTATAGATGCGGTAGAAAAGCTAATGGATGGCGATATAATTGATATGGTATTTACCGACCCTCCATATAGAATGGAAGCAGAAGGTGGAAGTAATCAACCAATAGGAAGAGCTGCAGCAAAACTAGGCGAAGCTATAAAACATTTATGTGATTTTGACCCTATTGCATTTTTAAATACATTACCTACTGTATTTGATAAGAATAAATTAAATTGCTATATATTTTGCAATAAAGATTTAGTTCCAGATTATTTAAAATGGGCAGTTGATGCAGGATATAATTTTAATATACTATTCTGGAAAAAACCTAATGCAATTCCATTAGGAGGTCAACATAGACCTGATGTAGAATATTTATTGTTTTTTAGAAAATCTGCAATTTGGAACAATGCTGTGCCAAATGTAAATTATTCTAAATCATTAGAGTATAATAGAGAATCTGGATTGCATCCAACGATGAAACCAGTTTCAATGATAGAAAATCAATTATTAATTTCATCTAATAACAATTCTATTGTTATGGATTTCTTTGGAGGCTCTGGAAGCACACTAATAGCTTGTGAAAAACAAAATAGACAGGCTAGATTAATGGAACTAGACCCAAAGTATTGTGATGTTATAATAAAACGCTGGGAAGACTTTACAGGTAAAAAGGCGGAACTATTATGATATTTAGCAGATGGACTGTAGTATATAAACATGACCAATCACCGATAGAAGAATGTTTGTATGTACACAAGGCACACGCTATAAAAAAACATAATTTAATGAATAATAAAGATAAATGCGAAGTAAAGAAAATATCTCTTATGAATCAAGAGTTTGCTGAACATTTAGCTAAAAGCTCTGTGTCACTTTCGGACTTATAAAAAGGAAAGTATATGGCACAAGGAATACAACACGAACCTACTGAAGATAATAGAAAGCTTGTACGCAATTTAGCTGCTGTTGGGACTAAATATGAAGACATTGGTTTAAAGCTTGAAATATCAGCAGACACTTTAGTAAAATATTATAAGAAAGAATTAGATGATGGTCGCATAGACGCTAATGCTGCTATCGCACAAAGTTTATTTGGTGCTGCAAAATCTGGGAATACATCTGCACAAATGTTTTGGTTAAAAACTAGAGCAGGGTGGAAAGAAACTAATTCGTTAGAGTTATCTGGTGCAAATGGTGGTGCTATAACAATTATAAGTAAAATTAATGTCAAAGATTGAGTTAGATTACGACCCCAGAACTCCTCAAGCAGACATACACCAAGCTGTTCATAAGAATAGATTTGTAGTTGTTGTAGCTCACAGAAGAATGGGAAAAACGGTGTGTGCTATAAACCAGCTAATCTACAGTGCAATAAATTGCAAGCTAAAGAATCCAAGATACGCCCTTATAAGCCCTACTTACTCACAAAGTAAAAGAGTGGCATGGGATATGCTGACAGAATATACAAGACCATTACAAGCTGAAAATAACATTGCAGAGTTAAGGTCTGACTTCCTAGACGGAAGACGAATAAGCTTATATGGTGCAGATAACATTGATACACTGCGAGGTATATACCTAGATGGCGTAGTGATTGACGAATACGCACAGATTAACCCCAGTTTGTTTAGTGAGATTATACGACCAGCCATTGCCGACAGAAAAGGCTGGGTAATGTTTATTGGTACTCCCAAAGGCAGAAACCATTTTGCTACATTACGAG